CCTATCCCCTGTGTGCCTTGGCAGTCTCAGCCTCTCTATGGGCAGTCGGTGATCGAGCATGCGCAGCAGTTCAGGGCCACCCTTGAGCCGGATAGTCATGGCGCGGCTCCTTCGCTGCTGTGCTGCTCGACAATGAGCTCGATGCCTTCGCGGCGGCCCAGCTCGGCCGGGCCCGACACGATCTGCAGGACGCGGGTCCCGATGATCACGCGCATATCCGGGGTGATCTCTGCGAAATGCCGCATCCGGATACGCGCCGGGCGGTTGGCGATGACAATGCTGTCGGCCAGGCGCTCGGCCCGGCTCGGCAGGACGTCCTGCACCTCGGCCCAGACCGTGGCGAATTCCACCCAAGCGACGGTCTCCGTCCCATAGAGGGGATCAGGGGTGACGATCTTGCGCTCGATCCGGATCCGGGTGTCGAGCCTGGAGGCTAGACCCATCGCGCGGCCAGCTGGTTGACGAGGGTATCGAAGGCGAGACAGGTCGCCCCCTCGCGGTTTTCGAACAGGGAGGCCGTCTTCACAAGGATTGCGGCCCGGGCGATCGCAAGATCGGAATGACCTTCGGCAAATCCGGCCGACAGGGTGATGGTGATCTGGCCGTCGGGTGCCAGCGTGGGCCATGATGTGCCGGCAGCTGGCCGAATGCGCACGAAGCCATGACGTGCTCGGGCAACATAAGCAGCCTCGGGCAAAGTGACCGTCAAACCGCCGGTTGCAGTGTAGGTGATGGCCGCAATCGTCACCGGCCGGACCGGAACGGTGATTTCATCGGGCCACTCCTCCAGCACCATGGCGAGGGTCTGCTCGCACAGCCGCAGATCGGCGAGCCGCTCGAGTTCAGCCTGGGCGGCATCGAGATGGACAGCCAGCAGCATGTCCTCGTCATGGGCGTCGAGACGCAGCTGCTGGCGCGCTTCTTCCAGTGTCACCGCGCGCGTGGTTGGAGCGGTGACGACCGTGATCATTTCGTGCGGGTCCGCGCCGGCTTTGGCGCGTCAGGCTGTTCCTCGACCAGCTCGGCCAAGCCGCGCTGGCGAAGGATTTCGCCGTCATTGTCCGCGATCTCGAAGGTCTGCCCGGCCAGAATGATATCGGGACCGACCGCGCTGACATGCAGCGTATCGAGGGCTTTCATCAGCATGGTGCTGTCTCCCAAAAGGACGAATGGGGCCGACCGGTCAGCCGGCCCCATCCAGATTAGGGTGCAGTGGAGGCCGTGATGGCGGCGGCGAATGCACCCTTCACAAAGGCTTCCGGACGGTAGACCGCGAGCGCGAGACGCTCTTCGGCAAGGATCGTGACCAGGTTCTTGCGGAAGTTCTGGTCATCCTCGGTCGAGATCTCGACCCGGGCATCCCAGCGATCGAAGATCTGCGCGCCCAGCTGGAACGCACCGGTCAGGAAATTGCCCTGCGCAATCGCCTGGGTGGCCACGATCGGCATACCCCACAGCGTCGGCGCAAGGCCGCCCTGCGGATTGCCGATGAGGTAGCTGCCGGTCGTTTCCTTGAGCAGCTCGATGCTGGCCCAGTCGGAGGGGTGCAGCACTGCGCCGGTCGTCGGCAGTTCCGCCAGCGCTGACTTCAGCACTGCAAGGCGCAGGACGTCGATCCTCGTCACCGGAGCAGGGATGGTGATCGGCGCGGTGTAGGCGGTCGCCTGCGTGTAGATGCCGTTCAGGTCCGTGCCGGTGCCAGCCCCATTCAGCAGCTGGTTTTCCTCGACCAGTGCCAGGCCGTAGCGCAGGCGCCCGTCGATATAGGACTGGAGCATCGGCACATCGTCGAGGATCTGGCGGGTTGCCAGAACCCAGTGGGCGATGGTGGTGACGCTGCTGGTCGCGATGTCGAACTTGATATCGGACTGCGGCTTCAGCGCACCGGTCGTTTCTGCCACCGTCGCCGCCGCATTGGTGAAGCCCGTTTCCTTCACATACTGGACCGAAGTGCTGACGGTGCGGCCCGGGGTCAGCAGATCGCGGACCGTCAGGCGGCGCTGTCCGGGCACAATCATGCCCGGAAGTCGGTCGGGGACAATCAGGTCGCCGGCCGAGCCCATGGCATCGGTGGTCAGGCCCGAGATGATCGCCTTCACCTCGACACTGGCGCGGCCGCGCGAGACCTTGGATTCCAGGAAGGACTTGATCTCCTCGGACGCGACGACCTGCTGCCCGATCGACTGGTGGGCGTTCTGGTCATCCGGTCCCTTGCGGGCGATCTTCTGTTCCAGCTCGTCGAGCCGGGCCTTGGCCTCGTTCATGCCGAGCAGGGCTTCGTCCGCCAGCTGCTTGGTGGCAGCGGACAGGTCCTCGCCCTTGGCGGCCTTGCCGAGCGCCTCGTCGGCGATGGCTTTGACCTGGTCGACCTTGGCGTCGAACGCGGCTTTCACTTCGCCGGCAAGCTGCTCGGCGGTCTTGGGTTCAGTCATGGGATGCTCCGTGATGGAAAGGGGAGTTCAGCCGCGAACCTGCGCGGCGAGCGCTGCAATGAAATCAGCGGGATCACTGCCGGACTCACTCCGGAGCAGCGGGGTCAGGCCTTTGCCCGCGATTGCGGTGGCCTGGCTTTTCGAGAACCCTGCCTCGCGCAGGAAATCCTCAAACTGGGAAAGGCTCGGCAGCTGGCCGGCCGCGATCAGAGATTTGACGCTGGTGATCAGCGCCTTCTCGTTCATCGGAATCGTGACGAGGCTGACCTCGTGGAGCGCGACCTCGACCAGGTGGCGGGCCTTGCCGACCATGCGGTCGCGGATCGCGCGGTAGCCGATCGACAGGCCGCCGATGGCGCCGTCTTTGACCAGGCCATGGGCCTCGCGGCCCGTGGTGGTCGACATCGAGAAGCGGCCTTTGACCAGCAGACCATCGCTGGTTTCCTGAAAGTGGGTCCAGACGCCCGCTGGGCGCTTCTGGTCATGGTACATCAGCATTGGCACGGACTTGCGGCCGGCGATCGATGCAGTGATGGCGCCGGGCAGGATGACGTCGCCGCCATGGTCGAGATTGCCGTAGCCGGCAGCCAGGCCCTCGATATGGCCGTCATCATCGAGCGCCTTGGCGTCGAGGGTGAAGTCGAGTTCGTTCAATTGGGTTCTCCCGGTGCCGGTGTCACCGGCAGCGCAAGGCCTGCCTGCGTGATCGGTACGTTCTGCATCTGCATGCGAGGCACATCGCCGCCTTCGACCGGCGGCAGGTTTTCTAGGGCACGGACCTCGTTGATGGTCATGACGCCGTTGGTCAGCATCTGCTGATAGAAGGAGGCGCGTGCGGCACTGTCGCCTCGCAGCAGGCCTTCGAGGTTGAACTCGATGGTGATGCCGGCGAGCCGGTCAGCGACGGACAGCAGCTGCTTTTCCAGCGCCTGTTCGATGCGTTTGAGCGCCGGCGCAGCGTGAATTTCTGGAACCCAAGCGTCTGCTGTTCGAGCCCGGTGCCCCAGCTGGTGGTTTTCTCGGTGTGACCGACCATGAACGGCGGCACGCCGAAGAACCGGCAGACCTCCTCGACCGAGAAAGCCCGGCTCTGCAGCATCTGCGCATCTTCCGGGCTGATCGAGAGCTGGACCCAGTCCATGCCGCGATCGAGCAGCATGGGGCGGCCAGCATTGATTGCGCCGGCAAACTTCTCCTGCAGCAGTTCCTCCGCCAGCCGGCGCTGGTCGATCGTCAGCGTGTCGGCCGTCTTCAGGAGGCCCGAAGGGCGCACCCCATTGCGGAAGGTGTCGCCCGAGGCCCTCTCGATCGCCTGGGCGAGCCCGAAGGACTGCCGCCCGGCGCTGAGCGTCGAGAGACCGCCCAGCGGATTGCCGCCAAAGCCGCGGATGTGCAGCACCCGGTCCTGGCCGACGACATGGCGAACACCCTGGTCGACCCACTCATATTCCAGCGCCCCGTCATCACGGCGGCGCACGGCCATCAGCTCCGGGTTGATCGGGACCCCAAGCGCAATCACCCGGCCGTTTCCGGCCCGGATCACCTCGGCATAGGCATTGCCGTGCAGCTCGACGCTGGCACAGATGAACTCCCAGAAATCGAGCGCGGTCTGGTCGGCGTTGGGGCTGTCATGCAGGATCCGGTAGAGCGGGTGATCGTCCGCCACCGTCCGCGCGCCGCCCCTGGTCCGGTAGACCATGAGCGGCAGCGATGCGATCG